AGGAGAGGTTTAGTTAATGACTAAAGTCGGTAGAGCATACAAGCCAGCGGTTGAGCTTCGACAAAGCGACGGATCTGATCTTGATATAACAACGCTTATCACAGTGACAAACCCATCATCAACAGAAGATTTCACAGTTGATATTATGAGTTTCAGAGGGTTTGTTATTGGTGAAAACCTAACAGATCAATTTATTCCTCTTTGGGATGAAGGGAATTCTGCTTTAGTAAATAGCCCTTTAAGATTTGACGCTGAATTAAACCTCTTGGTCTCCACGGCTGAAATCCAAGTCCCCCCTGGCACAGTTTTCATCGGCGAAGATGTTGCCCTTCGTAATCATGGGGGATTTATCTCATCCACGAACCTACAGATACAGGACACAGGAATTTTAATCGGACGATCTTATGGTGGCTCGACAACTCCTTCGGTAGAGGGTCTGGACGGAAGCGAGGTCTTGATCAGTGTGCCAATGTTTGCCGAAGAAGAGCTTGATTTCCCAGCCCAACCCCTAGACGACGAAGAGCTAACGGTGTCGGGAACAGGTAATACTATATTTGTTTTCACAGAGGTCTTGCCCGCAATGATCACCAATGAAACCCTCCGTGGTGTTTTTGGTAAGTGTACTTGGGTGCTACAAACAGCGAAAGATCCTGCAGACAATCTTCTGTCTGATGAAGATTTCCTTCTTCTGCCTGATAATAAGTTAATCATAATAGTTGACGGACTGATCGGACTAGAAAAACCTTTTGATTTTGACGATCCAAAAGACAGAGACGGATTAACGGATGGTAATGGTACGGACTTTGTAAGATATAAAGTTCCTGTGGATTTCGATCTTGGCCGAAAAATCAAAGTCACAACAACTTCAACCAACGGACAGCCCTTCAGAATTAAAGGCCATACGGTAAACGGAAGATTTACGCCCTTTTTCTTAACGGACTTTCATCTTCGCACCACTGAACATTTGTCTATTTTGGATGATGACCTAACCACAGAAGAAAACCACTGGTCAGCGCAAAAAATACAAGACGAACTAGATTTTAAGATTGACGATGCCCTTAATGTTGGAAGTGGTGCGGAAGTTTTCAAAGAAGAGGACGAAACAACTCTAATATTTAGAACAATTGAAAGCGCCGATAGTGTACAGGTAACACAAGGCGAAAATAAAATAACAATTGGTAGATGGAACGCCTATGATATAGATGTTACTGGCGCGACAACAACCTCGGAAACACCACAGCTTATTGCTACTTTTACGTTTACGCCGCCCATAGCAGGCAACCACGATTTATATGTTTATTCTGGATACGGTGCAGAGAAAAAAGATAAGGCTCATATTCTTCGTTTTGATGTGGATGATACACCAGAAGATACATTTGATGTATTTACTGGCGGTGATGATGACAGGGCTTCTCAAAATATAAGCGCGGTTTTCTATACCAATAAAAACCTTACCGCTGCTGAGCATACTGTGAAGGTGTATTTATCAAGTGGTGAGGCTGGTAAAGAGGTATTTGTTAATAAATTACGATTTAAAGCAGAATATACAGGTGCATAATGGCTACACATACATACACTGATAAAACGATAAGTGACACACGCGCCTTGCGTGCGTCTTTACTCGCCGCAGGGGAGGTCACTGCGATATATACAGTTATCGGCGGTTATGTTAAAGTTGAAGCATCACGAATAACACAAGCGCAATGCGATGCAGCAGTGCTTGCAGCCAATGATTAATTAAATATGAAACAACTGGTGGAATTATGGATATAGAAACAGGATTACGAGACGACCAAGGATATAGCGCACGCGGCGTTGTTGCGAAAGTACAGCATATCGGAGATCTTCAAAGCGATATCCTCATCACTCCAATATATAAATATTTAACTCTGGACTGTGGCAAGGGCAACCGGCCGCAGTGTGTTGAATTTGTGAAGCCTGCGCCTCGTGTCATTGATGAAACAAATGGCGAATCTTATCTTGATCTTGCTGCCTTGGAGTTTGGCGAATTTGTCGTTTCTCCTGGTCTTGTTTATAAGAAAATAGAGTTCACAAGCGCCCTATACACCGAACACCTGAAGGCTTTACAAACTTACAGACCTAAAGATATACTCATCGCCGACAAGTCAGAGGCGAAGGAAGAATTTATTGATGGTGGTCATATCGACATGACGACTGATGCGGAAACAAAATCCGCGGTACAAGACCATTTGAAGAAGACTATCCACTAAAGCGCAATTTCGCGCAGTAACCGAAGAAGAAAGTAGGCGAAGATCATGAACCAAGGAAATCAATCATCATATTTTGCAACAATCCCACGTTTTCACAAGACAGAAAAGGAACTAAACGCGCCTGTATCTGTCGTTAAAATCAGTATTTACGGCAAATACACCAAGCGCGGCGAACACCGCAAAGAGATCGTCGAGGCTGATTTTAATGAAATGATGGAAGTCCCTGTCGGTTTCAATAAAGGTCACATGAAGCTTGCTGCAAATCGTTACGTGAGAAAAGTATTGAAGGGCATTCGTGTACGAACATTCTATCATGACGCAGAAGTACAGGCTGAAAAGGTAGGCCATAAACGCCGCGTCGTTGACTTTATGTCAGAAAAAGGTGTTCGGGATAATACTAGATTGAAAAGAACTTATGATCTAGCTGTTACGCAACGAAATGCTGAAGCACAAAAACTTGATAGCGGTATCGTTCCCCAAGGCCTGACGGATAACACGCAATATACAGAGGATGGCCAGCTTCCCTACTCTGACAGATACGTGGATGTTTAAATGGAAGAACCGCCAATGGCGGAGCCTCCAACACCGCCAAAAAACCAAACAGATTTTGATCTGACACTTCCTCCGAGACAGTCAGACAATCCGCCAATAGTTCGCCGGGGTAAGCCTGGCGGAATAACTAGCCCCGCACAACAAATGCGGGATCTAGGCTTTTGTCCTGACAAGAACATGAACCCTCTTCAGTTCTTAATCGCTGTCATGAATGAAGATGTAGACGCTCTATACAAACAGAAAAAGAAGCGTGAAATGATGCGGGGCAAAGGAATCGGGCTGAATTATCGTATCGATTGCGCAAAGACGGCCGCGAAGTTTATGCACATGGCCATGCCTAGTATCCAGATCAACAAAGACGAAGGCGGAACATTTGGTGAAAACCTTTCAAAAGCCATTGTTCAAGGAAATAAGAGAGTTCAAACGCGCCGGATCATATTAGAAACAGTTGAAGAAATAAGCCCTGACATGCCACTGGAAGACGCTATGTATCCACCAGTATTTCAAGAAGGTATTGTCGGAAGAATAATAGATGACGATCAGGCGCTTGCTGATGATATTCTAGGTATAGATCCTGAAGGAGACATGGAATATGATCCCGATAGAGACGACTGATCTTGCTGAAATTATGGCTTCATTTAAGGATGATCCTCTTGGTTTTGTGCTTTGGGCGTTTCCTTGGGGCGAAGAGGGATCATCACTTGAAAAAGAATATCCTGACCGATGGCAGATCGCCGTTCTGAACGATATTCAAATGGGCTTAAAAAAGAACGAACCCCTTCCTGAAGACGAGAAGATCCCTATACAAATAGCAGTCGCATCAGGTCATGGTATCGGGAAAACTGCCTTGATGTCTTGGATTAATCTCTGGTTTATTAGCACACACGTCACGCCTCGCATTATTGTCACAGCAAACACCTTCAAGCAATTATCCGGCAAGACATGGGCAGAGCTGCATAAGTGGCACGATCAAATGGTTCATAAGCATTTATTTGAATGGACAGCCGAAACTTACAAACTAAAAGAAAATAAGGCGGAATGGAAGGCGGAGGCCGTGCCGTGGTCAAAGCAAAATTCCGAGGCCTTCGCCGGTACTCACGCGGAAAATGTGCTGTACCTCTTCGACGAAGGATCTGCGATCGATGATTCTATATGGGACGTTTCAGAAGGAGCTATGACGACTTTGCGGTGTTTATGGATCGTATTCGGCAACCCTACGCGGAACACTGGTCGCTTTCGTGCATGTTTTGGAAAGTTCCGCCATCGTTGGATAACCAGAAGCATTGACAGTCGAACCGCGCGCAAAACCAACAAGGGAAAGATTAGGCAGTGGATAGAGGATTATGGAGAAGATAGCGACTTTTCACGCATCCGTGTCAAGGGTAAGTTCCCACGTATGGCTTCAGGACAGCTTTGCAGTGAGCAAGACGTCGATTTCTGTATGAATGAATATAAGGCCATAGGCTTTGAAATATATCCTATTTCTATTTGTGTTGACGTTGCGCGTGAAGGCGAAGATTTGACGACCGTTGGTGTGTGGCAGGGCAAGAAAGGCCATGAACTTCAAGCATATCAGAAGCCGGATAATAGCAAGACCACAGTCGTCATGACCGCGACTTATGCGGCGGATGCTTATCGGCACTATAGGAAACGCTATCCTCACGCTAAGATCCGCATTTTTGTTGATGATAATGGCGTCGGTGGTGGCGTTACTGACATTTTGGAAACTTGGTGTCTTCCTGTGACCGGCGTCAATAGTGGGAAATCTGCGCAAGATCCCGATAAATTCATGCTTGTAAGAGCAGAAATGTGGTGGCGTGCCGCGCTCGCTATTGCTGACGGGTATGAATTACCAAAAGACGACCGATTGAAAGAAGATCTTGTCAACATGACGTATTGCATGACCGTCCCATCCAATAAAGTTCAGCTTGAAAAGGTCGCAGATCTAAAGCTTCGCGACCTTCCTTCGCCTGATTATGGGACGGCATTTGTCTTGCAATTTGCATATCCTCAGCTTTTGGATATAATAGACACCACAGCGTCGCGAGGTAGCCGGCCTGGATCTGGATCTATGACTATGCAACGAAGAAGGGAAGCAGGATATGGGGTTCGTGAAAAGACTAGTCGGCGGAACTGAACCAAAGGCTCAACCTGTTAATACGACAACACCTGTCAGTGCTGACGCAGCTTCATCCCAAGCCGTCGCGAGAGAAGACAAGAAAAGAAAACAAGCATTAATCGCTTCAAATGCTGGGACTTCTGGCGGTGCAAGTACAGTCGGGACAGGATCTCCGAATATAACATCTAAAACATTGTTAGGATTATAATCATGGGTTTTCTTAAAGATTTAGCAGCACTAACACCGATCGGATTGATCTCTAATCTTGCAAGAGATAAGGACGACAAACCGGAAACTATACAGCAAAAAGCACAAGACACAGCGCAGACACCTGAACAGATCGAACAGAAGAAGAGGCAGCGCAGAGTTGCAGCGAACGCAGGAACAAGCACGGCATTCAATCCACTTGGTCAAGATCAGAACGTAACTTCTAAATCATTATTGGGGCTATAAAATGGCAAAAACGGTCAACGAATATCTTGAACGAGAAGAACAGCTTGCCGTTGAGCGAACTTTCTGGCTTCCGCAATGGCAACTCGTATCCGAATATATTCATCAACGCCGCGCAGATTTTCAAACATCACGCACGCCAGGCGCTTTCATTACTTCCTTGATTTGGTCTGATGCCCCTATCCATTTGGCTGAAACCTCTGCGAGTGCGTTCCTCGGATATATCTGGTCGTCTGGAACGAAGTCCTTCAGGCTTGCAGGAAATGAAAAGGTATTCGGCAAAGATAAGGAAATGATTGCCTTCTGGAAAGAAACGACCGAAATTCTTCAAGATGAAATGGACGATCAGCCGGCTGGCCTGTCTATCGCGCTTGATGAAAGTATGCTTGATCTGATTACATTGGGGACAGATGGCGTCTTCACCGAAGAAAGGAATCGTGACAAACCACAACTAGGATGTTTGAGCTTTGAGCCTTGGTCAATACAGCAATTCAATCTAGGAGAGAACTCCACAGGACGCGCCACAGAATTCAACCGTCGCAGAGAATATACCGTTTCTCAACTTGTCGAGAAGTACACGATCGAGAAGGTTTCGGCAAAAGTTCGCAAGTTATTCAATGAAGGCAAGATGGAAGAAAAATTCAAAGTCTTGCATGTTATAGCTGAACGCCCTGAAAGCGAGAGAAAAGAAGGATCAATCGCAGCAAAAGACATGCCTTATAAATCTATTCATATAGAAGTTGATAGTAAAAAGATGCTTCGTGAATCTGGATATCAGGAACTTCCTCTTGCATGCGCGCGCCTATCCAAACGTATCGGCGAGAAATATGGCCGTGGTCGTGGCATGAATGCCCTGCCTTCGATTATGATGCTTAATCAGGTTATGGAAGACTTTATGCTGGCGATGGAAAAGAACCTCGATCCGCCAATGTATCAATTGAATGACTGTGTTGCAGGGAATGGATATATAGACACCTCGGCCGGCGCTGCAAATATTCTTCGTGTTGATAAGGCAACGCCTGGCATTGCCCCCACTGGTAAATTATACGACATACAGGAAATCCGTAATGCGCCGGAAATTATCGAAGGATTAGAGAATAATATCAGCAATCACTTTATGATCGATCGCTTGATTAATTTAAATAATGACGTCGAAATGACGAAAGGCGAAGCGTTTTTGCGCAATGCAATACGACAATCCACGCTTCGATCAATTGTAAGCCGGATCTTGCTTGAAAAGTTTGACGTCATTATCACCACAGCATTCAATATTTGCTTGCGACGCAATAAATTCGGTTATGTTCCGGGTGATCCGATCGCACAAGCCAAAGAAGCAAACGGAGAAAAAGTTAAATACCTTCCTGAAAAATTCCTTAAAGCAATGGAAGCCGAAGAAGATGTTTATAAGACCGAATATCTGACACCGGCTGCGCGCGACATGATGTCCGAAGAAGGTCAAGGCATGGTAGAAATGCTTGAAATCGCTGGCCAAGGATCATCATTCGATGAAACAATTCGTCACCGCATAGACTGGGACTGGACACTGAACCGCTTGACTGAGATCAAGGGGGCTGATTCTCGAATGTGGAAGAAACAAGCTGACGTAGAAAAATCGGTCGCAAAAGAGCAAGAGGCCGTAGAAGCCCAACAACAGGCACAATTAATGCAACAAGTGGCCGGAACTGCAAAAGACGCGGCGGTCGCTGAAAACACAGGAAATACTTAGTTTAACCATAGAAAAAGGACGATCCCCATGACTAAAAATGTAGAACGCTATCCAAAGCATAAACAGGAACGCAAACGTAAAATACTTGCGGCACAGAAAAAGACTGATGCAAAGAATTCTAAAGCTCGTAAGGCGGCCGCAATGCGCGAAGATGATGAACGCAGAGCTTTACGAAAAGCACGTGCTGACAATAAAATCAGTGGCGCAAAGGCTCGTGAAGCCCTTGTCAAACTAAACTTCGCATCTGATGAAGCTGGTGAACTTGCTTTTTCTTTGAGCATGGAAGGCCTTGCCTCTGATGCTGCTATATGCAAAATCGAAGGATCTGGCAAAGATGGAGCGATCACAGTCGGCGATCTGAAGAAAATTTCTATTTAAAATAAATTAATATTCTGGTGGATAAAATGAAAAATGAAATATTGCTGCCGTCTAAGCGCGAAGAAAAGCGCGTCCAGGACGAGAAAAACGCCAAAGACTTTAATGAACTCAAGACCTCCTTGATGCGCGAAGACTTTGGAAGAACCTTTCAAACTGAACACGGTTTGCGCGTTCTTGCCTGGATCAGAGAGAGGTGTGGCCATAACCTGCCGCCTCTTGCCGTTGATAAAGATGGCAATATCAGCGAGAAGTTCACGACGCACAACGCGATGGAGCTTTCTTTTTATCTTGCTGTAAGAAAATACATTCCTGTCGAAACATTGAAGCGTGTCGAGTACAACGAGATAAAACCCTCGGGTTACTTCGACCCCGAAGATCAACCGAAACGCAAATCTAAATCTAAGAAAAAAGGAAAATAATTATGTTAAAATTTTTGTTAATGACTGGCGTTTGTATGCCGTTTTGTATGGATGAAGCCGCTGGCGATGCTGGCGGATCTGGTGGTGGCGGCTCTGAAGCCTCTGGCGGTGACGCTGGGGGTGCTGCTGACATTGGTGCAGGAAGCGCGACGGCTGACGGTACTGGCGGAAAAGCTGGACTATTTGAAAGCGGTGGCGGTGATGCTGGAACTGGCGGCGACGGCGGTGATGGATCCAGTGGAGAAGGTGGAGATCCGGGCAAGGTAGATTTCAATTCTTTACTTGGTGAAGATCTAGCCAAAAACCCAGGCTTTGAAAAATATGCCAATGCTGAAAACCCTGTTCAAGAAATGGCAAAGTCTCTTCTGGAAGCACAGTCAAAGATCGGACAGCCACAAGTCGGCGTTCCTGGCGAAAATGCTACACCTGAAGAACGCGCTGCTTTCAATGAAGCTCTTGGAGTTCCAAAAGAATCGGCTGGCTATGGATTTGAAAAGCCTGAAGGAATGGCTGACGAAGCATACGATCAGGCACACGCTGATAAATGGGCGACCTTATTGCACGCAAATAATATCCCCGGAGAAGCTGCGAATGCCTTGCGCACTGCTATGTTTGAAGAACACCAAGCAGGAGAAGCGGCGGCGAATGAGGCCTTGAACACGAAGATGGACGCAATCTTTGGTGATGATAAGCAACTGATCGCAAAAGAGGCTTCAGCATTAATGCAGCAAGCTATCCCTGACGCAGAGCTTCGAACTCAAATACAGGCGGCGATCGGTGATAAGAACACACCAGCTTTTGCGGCCGCTTTGGGTTTAGTCACGCAACATATGAAAAAAACATATGGTCTATCTGATATAAGCACTGGTGACGGTGGCAACTCTGCTGGACAGTCGGCGTCTGATTTGCGCGCACAAGGTCAAAAAATGATGGGCACACCTCAGTACACCGACGCTATGCACAAAGATCACAAAAGCACGGTCGATAAGGTCAATCAATTATATAAAGATGCTGCTGCTGCACTTGACGCCGAAGCTGCACGTAAGTAATATTACTGTGTTGCTGAGTAGGAAGCCCCGCCCTGTGTATTCAGGCGGGGTTTTTCCTTGACTTGCCAAAAATTTTAAAAAAGGCTAGAATATACATATCTGATAACCGAAGTCCTCAAAGTAGGCCAGATTAAAACATGTAAATCATGTTGGCTGGCCACCATTAACGGCAAGAATGCGCCCGATTTAATCGGATAACGCTTCGAAATAATCCGTTATAAATTTAAACCCTAGTGAGGACTCAAATGACAAATCAAATTGATACCGCACTCGCGATACAATTCGCTGATCAAGTGCATACCAATGGCCAACAAATGAAAACCCGCCTTCGCGACAAAGTAATCGTCACGCCATTGACAACCCATGACAAGACGGTCGAAACGATGGATAGCCTTGAAGCTATCGAAATTACATCGCGTCACCAGAAAACACAGGGACAAGATATCGTACACGGTAGACGTCGTCTCCGCATGCGTGAATTCCGTTGTACCATCTATCTAGACAATAAAGACGAACTGGGTGTTCTAATCGATCCAGAACGTAATTATTCGATGGCTGTTGCAAGAGCAATGTTCCGCCAGTTTGACCGTATTGTGGTCGAAGCTGCTTTGGCCACTGTTTTCACAGGTCGCGAAATGACAACTTCTGTCACCGCTGCCGCTGATGGCGTTCAAGTTGTGGATGCGACTGCTGGTTCAACATACGAAAAACTTCTTGAAGTTGGTGAAAACTTTATGGACTTCGAGATCGGGACAGAAATCGAAGAAGATATGTCCTTATTGATTTCCGGTGAAGAACACACTGATTTCATGCAGGAGTCGGAGCTAACATCTGGCGACTTTACACGTCAGTTTGCAATTGAGAAAGGCAAGATCGTCAATGCGGCTGGCCTTGATCTAACGCATTTTGGTGGCAAAGTATCTAACCCGATCCTAGCTGTCTCTGCTGGTAACGTGCGTTCATGTATCGCGCTTGCAAGTGGTGGTATCGAAGTCGGTTTGGCGAAAGACGCTGAAGTGTTCATGGATATTCGTCCAGATCTTAACCGTGCAAAACAGGTTCAAGCTGTTCTTATGATCGGCGCTGTCCGTAAAGAGGGCGCACGTGTTCAAGAGTTCCAAACAACGCACACACCTTAAACCCTAAAATAAAGAAAGGAATAGTGTCATGACTGTTCAAGATTATTTTGCCAATAACGCTGTTAACGTCGGGGAAAAAACCGAACCAGGTAGCGGCTCGCATGAAGTTATTCGTGGTGTCGGTGCAACTGCAATCTTAGTTGCCGATGATGATGGATCGACTTATCTTCTGTTGAAGGACGTTCCTTCGTCTTTCGTTCCTGTGCTTAGTACGCTGATGTGCGATGCCATCACTGGCGGAACGGACTACGATATCGGCGTCTATGATTCGGAGACAGGTATCGTCGTCGATAAAGATCTTTTTGTGGATGGTCAAACTTTGGCTGCTGCATCTAAGGTTCTAGACGGACTATCCGCTGTGGATATTGCTGACACCGGCGCGCTGAAAAGCATCGCTGAATTGCTTGGCCTTAACCCAACAACTACGAAACCACGCTATGATATCGTATTGACTGCTAACACCGCCGGCGCGACTGCTGGCGATGTGGTTTACATCCTAGAAGGTCTTGCGGCTTAATTGGATGCATAAGCGGGGCGGTGTTTCCACCAGGACACCGCCCTTCTTTTTACTGAAAACCGAGACAAAGGATTGAAAAATGGCGCGCATATCAACGACGACAGGACTTGCAAATCTTACCGCTGGACTCCTGAAGGTTGAAGCAGTCACGAATATAGAGCCTCCCGATAAAGGAAGTAAATTCGCAAGAAAAGCCGCGCAATGGATCGACGAAGCGCGCCGCGAAGTATTAATCGATCACATATGGAATTTTGCAGAAACGGAAGTTTCTTTGCCGGCCGCATCCCCTGCGCCGACTGCTGGTCGTTTCGGCAGTAAATACCTATTGCCTCCTGATTATCTTCGCCTGGCATGGGTTGGTGATGAGCTTATCCCTGAAACTGAATACAAAGTGAAGAATGGGTTCATCTATACAAATTTGAATGCCCCGATAGAATTGGGATATGTCTTCGATCAAGAGGATATCAGCAAAATGACGCCGAATTTTATTCAGTTATGGGCGCGTAAATTGGCTGTTTATCTTGCTTATGATATGACCGGAAACCGATCAATGATAGAGACAATGGAGAACGCATATCAAAGTAAACTCTCTGACAGCAAGTCGATTAATGGGCAGGAATCGCCCCCAGAATACAAGATACGAAAATCCAAATGGACAGCGGCAAAAGAAGGCCGTTCCATTTTAGGATCACAATATCAAGGTAGAGTGGTGACATAATGACTAGAGTTACCCCAGATTTCACGGCAATGAACTACGGCTACATAAGCCCGAAACTTCGCGGCCGTGTTGATTTAGATTTCTACGACCAGGCTCTTGATTACCTTCAGAACTACAAAGTCACAGCACAAGGTGAGGCGTCTCTTCGTGAAGGCTCTATCTTTGTGGCTACGACCAAAAACAACAACCCGGCGCGCCTTGTGCCGTTTATCTACCAAACAGAACAGGCGTATATCTTAGAGTTCACTGATTCTTTTATTCGCATGTATAGAGATCATGGACTGAATACAGAAACCCCCCAAGCGATCACAAATATCACACAAGCCGACCCTGCTGTCGTGACGTATGACGGTGCTGACACATATGCGAATGGTGATCCGATTGTTTTGTCCGGTGTGGGTGGAATGACCCAAGTTAACGATATTGAATATATGGTTGCGAACGTCAATGTCGGAGCAAACACCTTTGAACTACAAACACCGGCCGCAGTTAATATTGATACAACCGGCTTCGGTGCTTATACATCGGGCGGAACTGTGGCGGAAATTGTCCAAGTTGCAAGTACATTATTGGAAGATGATCTTTTTGAATTCGATTATACCCAAACAGAAAACACAATGTATCTTGTGCATGCAGATTTTGCGCCGCAAAAATTGACAAGAACGTCACATACGGCCTGGACGAATGTCATATTTGATATTATATCCAATCCTTTCGGAACGACCAAAGCCGCAGGGCAAATCATAACAAACATCACGCAAGCGAACCCCGCAGTCGTTACCATTGCCACGCATGGATATTCAAACGGCGATATCGTCTTCCTTTCTGGCGGCACAGGCATGACAGAAGTTAACAATAAAAACTTCACTGTCAGAAACGTAGCGCTAAATACATTCGAACTTGAAGATTATGATAGTACTGACAATGCTGCGCATACAGGCGCGGCCGGTATTGCTGAAAAATTCACCGCGTTTTCTTATCCTTCGATCGTGACGCTATTCGATGGCCGCCTTATATATGGCGCTTCTGATGCATTTCCGACGCGCATGTGGTTTTCTAAAATACGAGAAGACGGCGAACTTGATGATTTCACGACCGGCACACTTGACAGCGATGCTATTATTTACAAATTACGTGCTGACCAGGCAAACCGCATTCGCTGGATCTTGGGCGCTGAGAATTATATCGGTGTTGGTACTTCTGGCGCTGAGTTCCGCGTCACTGGCGGCGGTGATAATAACGCAATCACCCCGACGAACATTTCAGTCAAGCCGACGTCGTTCAATGGCGTGTCCACTGTCCGACCTATCCGCTTAGATTCATATATCCTTTATCCACAAAGAAACGGCCGAACCGTGCGCAGCTTCGAATATAATGCGCTTCAAGATGGATATACGTCACCAGATCGGACTTTATTGGCTGACCACATTGGATCATCAAAATTCAAACAATTCAGTTTTACGGCCGGAACTCCGAATATTATTTGGGGCGTTCGTAATGACGGCAAGCTGGCTGGCTTAACGTTTGACCCTGCACAACAAGTCGTTGCCTGGCACTTGCACAAGACGAATGGTCTTTGGGGATCTGTGGCGACTATTCCTGACGCTGATGAAGACGATGAACTGTGGCAAATGGTCACACGCACGATCAACGGACAAACGCGAAGATCTGTCGAATATGTCCCTAATCAAGCCGAGATCCCTATCTTTGAAGACTTCTTCACAGGTGAAGATAATAAACTAGCCGACGAAACGACTTGGCTGTCTGCTCTTTGGAATGTGCAAAAAACTCTAGTTCATTGTGATTCTGCGCTGCGTTATGATGGGCGTGATCTTGCGACTGTTGACATCACTATAGCAGGGGATCTTGAAGTCGATGATTTGGTCACTGTTACAGCAAGTGCGCCGTTCTTCACCGCTGCAATGGCGAATGAACTGCGCCGTATTCAATCACCTGACGGCGGTCAAATAGAGATCACCGGATTTAATTCGGACACTGAAGTCACAGGAATTATAAAATACGACGTCGAAACCGCAAGCTGGTTAACCGGCGAATGGTACTTTATGGCGAAAGGATTGGCTGGTCTGAACCATTTGGAAGGCGAAACTGTGGTCATATTGGCCGACGGTGGTGTCCAAGAAGACGAAGTTGTCACTGACGGCGAAGTGACTTTGGATGATGATGCCGGTTATGTGATTGTCGGCCTTGCCATGATCGGTATAGGGAAAACCCAAGATGTCAATGGTGGAGCTGAACTAGGTTCTGCCATGACGAAAGAACGCGCCATGACTAAAATGGGCGTTCGTATTCGTGCAACATTAGGTACAAAATTCGGTACGTCCCTTTATAATTTGGAAAACCCATCATATAGAGAACTAGGATCAGTGGCCGGGCGTCCACCTCATCTTATCTCTGGCGTCATAGAAGTTCAAATGCCTGATGGATGGGAACAAGAAAAATATATCTACTGGATGCACGATAAGCCTGTGCCTTCACATATTCAATACTTGCAACCACTCATGGAGACAATGGAGAAATGATAAAATTAATCCCATATGACGCAGCACATATGGATCTACTCAAGCAATCGGATCAAGATATCGAAAGATACGGCAAGATTTCAAGTGAAATGTCGAACCCAATGGCCGAACATGGCGTTTGTTTTACTGCCATTTTAGATGGTAGAATTCTGGTGGTAGGCGGCATTTTGCAAACGACAAACAACACAGGCCATTGCTGGACGATGGTTTCAGAATATGCAGAGGGACACAGTATCGCAGTGTTGAGAGTTGTTAAAACGCAGCTTGAAAATATGATGCGAGACATGAGATTGCACCGCGTTGAAACTGCGAACTTGAAGGACGCAACAGAACATCATAAATGGTGTAAATTGTTGGGGTTTCATAATGAAGGGGTTTTGCGCTACTATGATGATAAGAAACGCGATTATATTCGGTTCGCGAAATATTTGGAGGATTAACAAATGGGCTTAGAAGTCGCGTTTTTTGCAATGCAAGCACTCTCAGCCGTCAAAGGTTTTATTGACACGCGAAAAGCTGGGAAAGAGACAAAGAAAGCAAACGCTGCAGCGACTAGGCAAGCTGAAGAAAATGCGCGCCTATCCACGGAAGAAGGCGCAGAGACAGCACGACAAGCGCGTCTTGATGCCAAGCGTGTCAGATCTTCACAAATCGCAGCGTTCCTTCAGTCTGGTGTCACTCTGGACGGTTCTCCTTTGTTGGTCGCAGATGAAACAACAGAACTTGGAAAAAGAAGCTCAGATGCAGCAATCAAAAATGCAAAGGCGCGCGCTGAAGGATTTATTCTTGAAGGTGAAGCAAGTCAGAAGCCGGTTCAAAAAGCTGATATATTCGGAACGGCCGCGACTGTTTTTGGTGCGGCAAAAGGCGCAAAAGCTGCAGGCGCTTTCAGTTAGGGGAAAATAAATGGCTAGAATATCAACGTTCACACAGAAGATCTTCGCGAATAGATCAGGTGCAAAAAGTATCGGGGCGGCTTCGGCTGCCGGTGGCGGTGTTAAAGCACAAGAATTTTTGCTGGATGCACAACAAGCCGAACAGACTTCGAGAAGAGCTGGCGCGGAAGCGAATAACCTTGCAGTTCAAAGAAAAGCTGATGGCAAGCTTCGCGCTCAAGATCGCTATAATGAGTTTCAACGTGAAATTATACCAGAATATCAGAAGCAACGGAACGCTGCGCAAGTTGATCCGGGTGGTTTTGCCAAGAAATTTGATGATTTCCACAGAACACAATCAGCTCTTGTCGAGGAAGAAGTCAGTCTTTTAGGAGATGGAAAGAATTTTGATCTTGATCATTTTCGTCGGTTGGCTGATCGCGATCGTACTTCTACATTTGATAAATCAACAAATTTCGAATCTGGGCAACTTGTGCAAAATACATTTACAGGCGCCGAAAAAGGCATTGACGACATGAATGCAAACTTTGCGCTTTCAAATCCTTCATGGCAAGAATTCGCAGATCACACAAAGACGATCGGCAAATATGCGACTGATGTCGGCGGGGATATTTTAAGCCCTCAAGATAATTTGAAGCTGACAGAATTCGGTATTGATAACGCTGCGAATGACTTTTTGTTCAAGCAATTGCAGGATGATCCAATTGCTGCGCGTCGTGTTATAGAATACGGCAAAGGCGGCCGTGATGCTCTGACAGATTTTATCATGATGGATATTGAAGGCGGTGCAAAAATAGCACAAGAACCTGATGGCGCTATCGCGAAATATGGTATTAATTCCAAAGCAAACCCTACGGTAGACGTAAGAAATCTTACTGCTGAAGCTGCTGCTGAAATTCTAAAAACTAAATACTATGATAAACACCTGGACGAATTCCCACCACAATTTCAAGCTGTAGCATTTGACGCACTGGTCAATCACGGCACAGGGAAAAGCACGTGGGAAATGATCGACGCAGCGAAGGGAGATCCTTACTCTCTTATCGTGCTTCGTCAGGAAAAATACGCTTCTCTTGCTTCTGGCAATCCTGAAAAATTCGGTAAATTCGCTGCCGGCTGGGACAACCGTATGAACAAGCTGACGGAATACGTTCAAACACTTGACGGAGGTGGCGCGGAATTTCTTAAGCATGCGTCATTGGTTGACTCTCAGATCTTATCAAATGCGCGTTCAAAGATCCCTCAAGCATTGGCTGACAAAGAAACAACACGCAAAAAAGAACTTGAGATTGCGAATACGGTTGATGTTTTCACTGTAAAGACCAATGAAGACGAACTGAACAAACTGATCTATGACGAGAATATTCCACATGAAGAGAAGATCCACGCCCTTCGTGAAGCTGATTTCAAAAATCTAATTGGTGATAAATACGCGGCTGAAGCTGAAAAACTTCTGACCGGCGTCAAGGCCTTGAAAAAGGCTGAATACGATCCGAATGCGATCGCTGATATGTACGCTCGCAAAGAACTTTTGTTCAATAAAAGCAACAAAGGCGGCAAGCGTAGAATTACAGTGTCCGAAGGCATGCTTGACGATATCGGTGATATGATGGTCGAGGCCATAAGAAAAGGTCGAACAGGTGAAATTAGTCCGTCCGAGTCGAAGGCGATGGCGAAATCTCTTGGTATGGATCTTGCTGCTGCAGGGAAAAAAATCGGCCGTGGTTTCTGGTTTCCAAATTTCACACATGACGAAAATGCTTTCAAATACTTTGCTGACAGCACTGACAGACCAGATCACAGAAATGAATTGTTTCGTCGCTACACTGAAGCGTCTTCCGCCCTGGATGCATTAACTGAACAAGGTGCGTCAAAGAATGAGATCGATAAGGCTGGCCGGAGAATCATCCAAGAAGTTCAAGCGGAATGGTTAAAGGAACAAGTTCCCGGCGCTGCGTCATTGGATAATCTACCGAACCAGGTCTTCACAATAGACGGCGATCGGATCTTTGTAGGTGCACACTCTAACCGGCCAAAGGCTGACGCGGCTGTAACGAACACAAACGTCATAAAAGTCATTGATGGCGTAAAATTCCGCATGAACCCGGACGGTAAATCAGGCGTAAGGATTGAATAATGGGATTAGAAGATACACCACTCGGCCAAACGGTCACATTCACACAGGACGATTTGAACCGTGCCGTGCCATTTGAGGACGCACAGGTGGGCGATACTGTGCAATTCAATGACGAACAGCTTAATCGTTCGCAAGAGGTACAGACGCCGCAGGAAACGCAAAGCTACTATCTTGAAAGCGAGAACCGTGTCATTGACGCGCCGGTCGGCCTTCAGGAAAATGAACTTGTATTTTCTGATCACATTCAGAACAAGGAAGAATCGGAGGTCGAACAGTTCTTTGGTTTTGGTAAATTATTCGAAAAAACTGCTGATGTTGTGACTTTGCCGTTTAGGGGTGCGATCGCAACGTCTATCAATATCGGCGCAACCACTGAAGCCGGTGGACGTTTAAAGATTGCTGACGCTATCAAGCAAGGCTTTGAAGAAGATCTGGACGCGGTACGTCGTAAACTTAGATCAGGCGAGAAGCTAACAGAAGACGAGGCGCGATCTTTATTGCGTGAAGTCGATGATAGAAGCAACCCCCTGGCTTTCCTTTTGCGTAAACCTGTGGACATTGCAAGACAAACCACAAAGGCGGCCATCCGAAAGGGCGATGTTCAAAAGATCGAGGGTCTTCGCACAAGAGAAAAAACATTACGAGAATCTGTCGGTGTTATCCGCACAAATGCCAACGAACTAATTGAAAAACATTTTGCTAGACCTACGGCAGAAGAAAGCAACATCGCCGAACGTGTTCTTTATGACTTCGGTGGTGTTGGAACAACGATCGGCGCATCGATCGGCCTTGCTGTAGTAACGAAAAACCCGATCGCTTCTGTGGCGCTCTTCTCTGAAATACAGAATTCTTCAATTTACATCGAAGCACGTGACGCCGGCGAAGGTGTGGAGAAGTCCAGGGCAATGGCAGATCTTGCCGGTAATGTAGAAGGCGCACTTGAATTTGTGGGTGTTAATTACTTTTTCAAGATCGCAGAAAATTCTTCTGGTGTGCGCAAGCATCTTTTCCGTATGGGCGAAGAGGCTCTTCAGGAATTTCTTCAATCTGGTTCTGAAAGCATTATCACCCAAACGTCAGGAATTCGCGAAGTCGATGTCGAGGGCGCTTTACAAGAGGCCGCTTATTCTGCGTTCCTTGGTATGCTTGGCGGTGGTGCTACATCGATTAGCATGGACGCCCTATCCAAGCGCGTAGAAAAGCAAACCGACGGCGCTGTCCCTGCTGAACTTGCGAAACAATTTCTTGAAAAGGTGGTCGAGCAAGCGCCTATCCTTGAAGGCATTGTCGCGACTGAGATCGAAACAGAAGCTTCAGGCATGAAGGGTGAGGCTGACGCGGCCGCAACTGAAAAAGCTCTTTCCTTTCTGGAACAATTTGCAACCGGCAAGCCGATCGACATTTCCAAACTGGATCGTGCGACATTCGAAGCCATTACTGAAATGCGTGATGTGCAGACAGAAGCCGGCGTCGAAGCATTGGAAGCGCAAGAGGGAACAAACTTCCTAGCTGTACCGAAACGACCACAATCTTTATCTGAATTTTTGAAGGCGGCCGGCGGCCTGAAGGCTGACACATTGGAAGCCAAACGCTTCACACGAAAAGAAAATCCTGAACTGAAGGGCGTCGCAAATAGAAAAGGGAAGTTATCCCTTGATGAAGCGCGCGCCCTGGCTGTAGAGGCTGGCTTTCTACGTGATGAAGGCGGCGAAGGTGTGACTGAAAGTGACATTCAAGATCTATTAGATGCCCTTGAATCCGAGGCGCTTGGCGTCGATGTTGTAAGCGAAGCGGATCTGACCGAACTTGAAAACAGAAACGCTATACTAGAATTCAATGAACAACGTGATATCGCAAATCAAGAGATCCTTGACAACACACGCGCCGTCTCATCATTCAAGCAAGCATTCAAAGAAGGTGTTCGCCTGGCGAAGAAAGATGTGAAGTCTGCGCAAGAAGCAGCGATCAAGATCGTGGAAGAAAATCTTCCTGAAAGTGCCGATCGTGCGAAGTTCATTAAAGCAATTAAGAACATTGATAGCGCCGCAAAACTTCGGAAAGCTGCGCCTGAATTTGAACGCCGCATTGAAAACATTCTAACAAGCAAGGTCGTCGCTAAACAAAAAGCGAGGGTTAAAAATCTCCTGTCTAAAAAGAAATTACAGCGCAAGCCACAGGCCGGAAAGCGTGTCGGGAAGTTTGACGCCACCACACAAGAACGTCTTGAATTTCTTCAAAGCCTTCATCAAATGTCGGGCAAAATTAACGAAGAGACAGGACAAAGCCCAGCCGGTGAACAGCTTGATAAGTTCCTGCAAGCCGATGTTCCTGATCCCTTGGCGAATGCTATCCTTCAATTAAAGGCCGCGCCCCAAGATGTAAGCGCGCAGTTCATTGGCCGTGTTGCTGACAGTGTTGAGGCGATCCAGAAGTTCGGTCTTGAAGAAGCAGAAAAAAGACTGAACACACGACGTCAAGAAGCCAAGGAAATCAGAACTTCTATCGATGCGCAAATCGATCCGAAGGGAAATCTTCTAGCACAAAAGAGGCGTGCTGGCTTGCGTAAGGCGACAAGGGAAAAGATTGCCTGGGGCGTGGAAAGTTGGAATGACTACATTGATAGAGTTGCACCGGCTGCGACTGTTGAGCAATTAGAAATAGGCACAGAGTTATCCACAAAAAAACGTATAGTTCGTGTAATGAATGATCGCATGGTCGATGCAGCGAAAGAAGCATTCGGTGGAAAGAACCGTGATGTGATGCGTGTGCTTGATGAAAGTTCTGTCCCTGTTGATATCGGTGTCTTCGAAGATATGAACGGCGATGAAGTTCATATTGAATATTCCAGATCGCAATCAAGAAAGTTGTGGATGGAATATCAGAACGAAGATCTGCGCACAAAAACAATCCAACATGAAAACGGCAACGCATACACCGATACAATGCTGCGCGGGATCTTTGATATCTTAACACCTGAAGACATTCACTTCGCAGAAAAGCAGCTCGATATTTATGAGCAATTTTATGAAGATATCAATGAAGTTTATTCGCGTGTGTTTGGGATTAACCTTCCAAGGTCTGATTTTTATTCACCGATCGCGCGTGATGTAGATCTTGAAGAAGGTGTCGTCGATCAGTTCGGTCGTGAAACTGAGTTCAGGCGTTCGCTTGCCGGCGGATCTGCAATAAAACTTCGTGACGCCAGGGCTTCTTCTGCTCTTGCAAAGCGTTCCGATATCCAAGTCTTTGCATCACATACCGCAGAAATGGCGCATTTTATAGCATTTCGCGAAAAGACAATGCTGCTCAATGATGTATTTGGCAAGGCGGATCTGCGTCGTAAGTTCAATAAGAAGTTCGGCGAAAGCTATGCGAAGAACGTCAGCAAAATAATCGAACGTATTGCCGGACAAGGTGGGCGTGAAGCCAATGAAATCGAGCGTATATTTAATTACATGAACCGAAACTTTGCGACGTCTGTCCTGGGCGGGAAAGCGAAAATCGGCCTGACACAAATGTCTTCATATTTTGCTTATGGTGAATTCATTCCTGCCGGCGCGCTTGTTAATGGAACACGTCATTTTGTCTTCAACCACAAAGAGGCGATCAAGATTCTTTCGAAGTCTGAATTGCTGCGCGATCGTGGATACAGCGAAGAAGCTGACATCGCGCGTATGGGTAAAACATTCGACAATCTATTCCTGAAGAAAGTCCAGGACAAAAAAGAAAACCTTATTGACTACACGCTGATCTTTACAAAACTTGGCGACCGTGGCGCGATTTATCTCGGCGGCTGGCCGGTTTATAAGCATGCCATTGATCAGGGGAAAACTCCCGAACAAGCTATGGCGGCATTTGAAAAGGCGACCGCTAAGACGCAGCAATCAAAAGACGTCGATCAAATGTCCTTGATGCAAATGGATGAAGCCGTCGGCCGTACTTTGTCGATGTTCCAGTCCGCACCCTTCGCACAGTTCCGTGGTGAGATCCGCGCCTTCAGACAATACTTCTTCAAGAAAGAGATAAGCAGAAAAGAATTCGGAAAACGGTTCTTGATTTATCATGTACTCATACCGCAATTCTATCGGGCATTATCAAACGGTTTATTGTTTGGAGACTTTGACGAAGAAGACCAGGCTATCACTTTGGTTCTTGGTTCTTTGAATGCAATACCTTTGTTCTCTGATCTATTGAATTTTGGTATTCGCAAGGCACGCGGTAAATCGACACCGAACGCCGGCTTGCTGAAATGGGCGCCGAATGTATATGATACGATCAGCGATGGCTATAATGCACTTGTGAACCAGGGCGAAGGTGATTATGAACTGGCAACTGAATACATGGCCGATACTGCTTTGGGTTTGGGTTCTGTCTTTGGGCTTATGACACCACAGTCAGAGCAAATCATGGAAGGCATGGAAGACATCGAGTTCGGTGATACGAAACAAGGCGTCATGAAGATCTTGGGATTCCCTGACAGCGTGGCCGAACGTGACGAATAGAAGTTTTAATGCTATATATAAATATAAGGAGAAATTTTCATGACAGGCGTTCCAGATACACCAGCATTTAACGCATCCGCAGCCGATGGCGTTTCCACGATTTTTAATTTCTCTTTTTTCGTCTTTGAAGATGGTGATATCAAGGTCTTTTCTGTCCTTAATGATGTGGAAACACCGATCACAACAGGCATTACAAAAATTATAACGCCCGGCAATGTGGGCGGTACTGTAACATTTGATGTCGCCCCCTTATCTGCGGTCGGTGATATCCTTATCCGTCGTGAAGTTGATTATGATCAGACGACGGAATTTTCAGACATAACACGTTTCAAAGAAACTTCTATAGAAACCGCGCTTAATAATTTATGTCTACAGATACAGCAAATAAGAGACGCGGCCAATCTTGGAATACAGTATTCAGAAGTTGCGAACATAACGGACGCAGTAATCGAAACCCCTGTCGACGGAACTCTTCTCGGTTTTAATGGGACGGCCGGACGAATTTCTTCCGTGACATTGGCTTCAATAACTACAGATCTTGACACACTATTTACAGCCTTGACCGCTGAAGATTTTATAAAATTTGACGGCGTGAAATGGATAAACAGAACACCGGCGGAAGTAATTGCAGACATTGGCGCGCTTGCCGCGGCGAATAACCTTTCAGATCTTGCGAATGCAGTCACGGCTTTCAATAATATAAAACAAGCCGCAACCGAAAGCGCGACCGGTGTTGTCGAGGCCGCGACAACGGCGGAAATGAATGCTGGAACTGCAGATAAATTTCCTGATGCTGCGAAGGTTAAGGCTTACGCTGATACAAAGACGCCAGGGTGGACATATTTGGCTTCGCAAGCCACGACGTCGGGATCGGTATTTGATTTCTCTATACCCGCAGCGGCGAAAGAGGTAGACGTTTTCTTCATTGGTAATAGTTTGACAGGAACTAATATTATCGGTTCTCAGCTAGGAGACGCCGGAGGCATAGAAACATCAGGGTACACGACAACAGGGCTACACACTGGAAGCACTACCCTATCAGCGGCGACGTCGGCCGATGGATTTAAACTCGGAAATTCTGGCGCGGCCGCTAGGGTGATTGACGGTGGTGTTCGTTATTCATTGGTTGATGCGGCTGCGTTTTTATGGGAAGCACGCGGCGCGATATCGGGATCTGTTTCACAAGAGGCGATATTTACTATGGGCATGAAAGCACTGTCGGCCGCACTTACCACAATAAGGGTCACAAGATTCGGCGGGGCTGATACATTCGACGCTGGAACACTATATTGCAGATGGAGATAATTAAATGATAAACGTTGACACGGTAAACGAATATTTGAAAGAAAAAGGCTTTCCAATTAACCAAGGATTTGTCTTAAAGATACCGAACAAAAAAAAGAACCAGGTTATTTCTGTATGGGATCTTGATATCCCAATGCCTAAAAAATCAGATCTTGCGAAATATGTAAAGACTGTTAAAGATAGAGACGACTTTCAAAACTGGGAACGTCAACTTGATATAGTTCAATTTAATTCACAAGACATCGAGAATATTATTGATGCTTTAGAAGATAATGTTCGTGAAGGAATCCACGGCGACACCCTTGATAAATACAACACAATAAAACAATTAAGATCAGAAAGACCATTATGAATACTCAGCCCATTATAATGCCCATACTCGGCAAGGAAAGCGGCGATCGCTGGCGTCTTTGCGGGTATATGACATCTCAAGGTGATTTAATACATGAGGACTGGTCATATAATTTTTCAGTTGACGGACAGGCTTATAAATTAATTGTTCCTTTAGGCTTTGAAATGGATGGCGCTAGTGTTCCTAGATCCTTGCAATCCATTGTTAAGATGGGCGGCCGTGAAATGCCTGACGAAGCTTGGTTGCCTCATGATTTTATTTACTCTAAAAAGGGGAAGGGCCTTCGGGGGTTTTTGTTTCGAAGATCTATTGTTTCTACATTTTCTCCTGTCCCTACTGTTAATCGTAAATTTGCAGACAAGATGTTTAAAAATGAATTGAATAATTCAGTTCATGGTTTATCTAAATTTAAAGCGCCTCTTGCTTACGCCGGCGTTCGAATAGGTGGAAGTTTTTTTTGGAATAGGAAGTGAATATGTCTCAGCAACAAGATAATAACTGGCATTTAGACAGAAAAGTAACACTAAGCATTATGGTCGCAATTCTTTTGAATGCGGGCGCTTCTATATGGTGGGGCGCGAGTCTTAATACGATGGTTATGCGTCACGAAATGATGATAACTGAAAACAAAAGCGAGATTAGAAAAACAAGAGACTATCAATACAAGGTAGGGGCGCGTTTAGCTAAGATCGAAACAAGTCTTGTTTTCCTTAAAGAAATTACGATCGATATTAAAAAGAAGGTGGAAAAATGACCTTTACTTTTGGCAATACATCATTGAAGCGCATGCAGGGTGTTCATCCTATATGGATACAGCGCGCCAAACGTGTTTTATCTTACGGTATAATAGACGCTACCGTCCCACCTTTGGGCGGTTTAAGGACGACACACGAACAAAGGGGGCTTGTTGAAAAAGGGGCTTCACAAACTTTAAACAGCCTACACAGAGTACAGGACACCGGATACGGCCACGCTCTTGATCTTGTCCCTTACCCTGTAGATTGGAACAATATTGAACGGTTTAATATGTTGGCCACGCTCATGTTCCGCGCAGCACAGGAAGATGATTATCCGTGCGAATGGGGTGGCCACTGGAAAAGCTTTAAAGATTATCCACACTTTCAATTTACAAGGGGGTTCAAGTAATGAGTATAATTTATGGTATACCTTTGATCGGTGATGTTCTAAAAATCATTTTCGGATCAAAGCAAGAAAGAGATCAGATCGATGCGGTTGCTTTTCAGTCTATACAGTCACAATTTGCAAACGAATTCGGACATTCTAGAAACTGGTTTGACAGTCTGATCGATGGGTTAAACCGATTGCCTCGTCCTATGTTTGCATTCGGCACTATTTATATTTTCTGGCTGTGTATTGAATACCCGATCAAGTTCCAGAATTCTGCCCTGGCTTTGCAATCTATGCCGACGGAAGGCTGGTGGATTCTTGGGACAATTATCGTCTTCTTCTTTGGTGGCCGCTTACAGAATAACTTCGGAAGGCTTAAAGTCATACAGTCACCACAGATTAAACCTCAACGCTTGGCACGTGCGCCGCCTGAAGAGCCTGACACCCAAGAGGGAATTACATGGAATAAACGCGTTGAAACTCGATACGCATACAACGAATAAAAGAAGCCCCACCGATTAAAGTGGGGCTTTTTATTGTGTGTGATTACTTAGCTTTAAGAGGGATCTTGAACAGGTTTAGGATTTGATCCACCGTCATTTGTGGGTTCTGGTGGTGGAGTTTTATCGATCTTTCCTGTATCGTTAGCAGATCCGACATCATCCTGTTTTGTTTCACCGTCAATGGTGGATAGTTCTTCAGACCGTTCGAAACTCTTTCCTCCATCTGCTCCAATAGGATCTTTTTGAACGTCTTCCCCTGTTGGCGTGATTGAAGGTTTATCGTCTTTGACAATGGCTTTCTCCTCTGGTTCTGGGTGATAACATATGACATCGTTGGACAAAGAAAATCCGAACTGCTTTGTCAACACTTCTTCATAATCGTGCGCGGTAACCCCGAGAATTTGTCCGGCTGCTATGTCCTTGACAGCATCATGGCTTGTCACCTTTGAAACGATGAACGACTTTCGAACGTCGCGCTTCTGTATGACTGTGTAAGAAGTTTCATGCTCACGACATACAACGGCGAAAACATCGCCATATAGACCTTCGACGTGGTAGTACTGTGGATATTCTGAACGGTTGTTCATGGTTTAAGCCTCCGCGTTTCTAGGATCGCCGAATCCTTGAGATCCAGAAAGATCGTCTTCCGTTGGGGCGTATTCGTCTGGATATTCACCAGCGATCGCCTCGATTTCAGGATTGCCGCCTTCTGCGTTCATTGGCTTGACGGCCGTTTCTTTGGAAGATGTGGCCTTTTGAACCTGTTGGCCGTCTTCCATGCGCACAATTATACTCTCAGGGCTTAACACATTGGCGCTTATTGTGTTCTTAATGACGTGATTGATTGCGCTTGACTTGTTTGGCGCGTTGACCATCGCTTCATCGTCGGGTGTAATTACTAGATAAATAGGCATATTATATTCCTTTTTCTTTAAAATTTGGGAGGGCTGGCAGGGTTTTCACCTGCTATCTAGTCTCGTCGATCCGTTCCTAGTAACGTTACGGTTATGACCCGTTGTATGCGTGTCTGTCCACGCCGCAGCCCCCATAAGGTTAATTTGTGATTTCGATTATTTCGGCCTGAACTTTTCCATTCTTGCCATTAGCAATAGTGAACCTCACTTTATCGCCTTCGTTTAGGCTGTCCAAGTGCGAGTCTTGAATTGCGGTGATGTGAACGAATACGTCCGCGCCTCCGTCGTCCGGCTTAATAAAGCCGAAGCCCTTACCATGATTAAACCATTTTACTGTACCTGTTATTTTATTGGGCATATTAATTTCTTTCTAAGTTTGATCGGCCAGTTTGTAATATTTGCCGGCGTAGGTTTGAATTAAGTCCTTCTTGATAAGAGATTTTAAAACTCTGTATGTTGAAGAACGGTCTTTTAAGCCACGGTCTTTCGTGACGTTGGTGGTGGTGGTGGTTAAGCCCCGATCCTGACGGCGGCTAACGACTTTTAAAACCGCGTTTTGTGCCTCCGTCAGTTCCAGCCTTGCGGGATCATGTAAGTTGTGACGAAGCTTGGTCGATAGCTTCAACTTCCGCGTCGTCGTGGATTTCGCCTGTGGAGTTATCGTATCCGACATCTGTTTCTTCCTCTCGTTCAATTGTTTCGGGTTGGTCGGCCTCTTCTTCAATAAGATCGGGCTGGTCTTTATCGATTTTAACTTTTTCACCGCCTCCGATGAAAGCTTCTGCACCTGTGATAACGATCGAAACTGCATCACCGGCCGCGTCCATTAGTTCATGTCGAAGCTCGTCGTGCTGAGAGCACTTGATTACGGCCTTAATACCATCTTTAACGACAACCTGTTCAAGAACGCCAATTATTTGACGCTGGCCATTGGCTGCGATGATTTGAACCGACTTGACCACCGCATCAGAGACGCGTGATGTGATTTGCTGCGCAACGTCTCGCTGTTGTGCTTCGTTCATGTCGTTCCAGGCTTTACCTGTAAGTTTTGGATTGCGAATAATTTGCAAGCAAACGTCGCGAAGATCTCCGACCATTGTTTCTTTTGCAACGCTTGAAACAGTTTCTTCGATGTCATTTACACCGCTTTCAACTTCGACTTCTTCTTCTGCGCCGTCTTGTATTTCTGTATTCATAACAATATCCTTATTGTTTAAAAGTTGTTTATATAGTTCTTTGATGTTGCTTTATAAGAGGGGGTAAGTCAATTCTTTTTTTGGTCTAAATTCAACGTATTTTATTCTTCTGCGCTGGTTTGTTTTATGCGTTACTGGCTGAAGATTTTCACGCCTGTTGTCAAGCGTCTGTTCGTTCCTGTGGTCAACGTGAAGGTTATGTTCTGGTGAAGCGATAAGCCTATGCATATATATTTTTTTCTTGTTGATGGTTGTTCTTGCGTATGGCTTGCCGGCCTTTCTTCCTTTCCCTCCTGACCTGTGAACATGCCAGCTATAACCTTTTATCTTTTCATAGTCTTCGGCGCTAACTATTGCGACAAAACCCTGTGTTAAATGAATGACTTTACTTTCCATCGATCGCACCGGTGACGAAGCTTTCTTTTCCTTCACGATATTCGCGTTCCATGTTCTTCAAGTCACGCTGCGTCTTGGTGACACCGCCTTTGCATCTATACAGGGGATGGGCAAGTTTTTCGGCTATGAATCGGCGTATTCTTTTGCGAAACTTTGGATTTTCAGCGTGTTTGCTTTCGCCAATCATCGCCATGTATTCACTGAAGTGCGCGACAAGCTCTTCATAATAGCGGAACGCATCATCTTCAATGTAACGCGTCCACCACTCATCAAGCCCGAATTCCTTCTGACGGATGCCGTGCGTGGCTTCATGAACCTTGATCGGATGCGTCAATTCAATACCTGAAGGCACAAATATTTCATTACCATATGCGAACACCACGCCGTCTTGTCCTGCGGCTGGGAACGCTTCAAGTATTCTCTTGAAGTTTGGCGGATACTTACCATATATAATTTGCATTTCCCCATTGTCTGCGGGTTTTTCTTGCGGTTTATTTTGGGTCTTTTTCATTTTTTGGTTGCTCCTTATTGTTGAAAAATGTTGTGACGATGACCTTTGCTTCTTGCGAATATACATCAAGAACGCTTTCGGCATTTGCGGAAAATTCAAGCATGAACTGTGCGACTAATTCATCGATCTTTTCGTTCATTTCTGCTTTAAATTCATTTGTTATATATTCTCGAAGTCTTGTTTCTAAGCCGTATATAGCCATAGAACATCTATGTGTTTCTTTATTTGGAATTACGTTTGCCATTTTATTATCTTTCTTGTTGGGGTTATCCAGCCATATATGTTGACTGTGAATTGTTAGGCTGCACGACTTCTTTCGGTTGCTCTATGAACTTGACCGGGACTTCGTTTATATGACCACATGCGACCATCGCTTCAAGCTTCGTCTGAACCAAGTCACTGAATTCATCCAGAAGATCTTCAAGTTTTTTATAGAAAACCAAGTCGTCTTCTTTCCTGGTCTTGATCTTCACGTGTGGAAGTTCTGGATAGAAAGAAAAATAATCTACCCATTCGAATCCTGTGATAATCATTTGACCGAATAGCTGCGGCTTGTAAGTCTTGTTGATCGTCTGCGAGAAGAGAAATTCAACATGCTTTACAGGGTTTTCAGGGCATTTTATCTCAACCAAACCAACTTCCGCGCCGTCGTCCATGACGATCGCATCAGGCGACGCACCGTATTTGAAATGATCATCGGTGAAGAAGCCGCCGTGCTTAAGATCGAATCCTGTTTCGAATTGATAGAGATCCGCCGCCTTGTCCTCCCATTCGTGACCCCATTGGATCGCGTAAAGGTTGCTTAAATCACGATCGCAGGACTTGCCAAGCAATAATTCGACGACGACCTGGTTCGCATAGCCGTCCATCTGGCCGCTTTTCGCTCCGCTTGGCGTGATGATGCTTCCGAACGAAGACGTGGTGGCCAAACCTCCGCGCGCTCTCATCCATGGGTCTGTGTTGTGTACGAAATCAAAGTGTCTCATTGTGAACCTTCCATTGTTCTAGGTCTGTTTTTACAGATTGGCAGTCGACGTGGTGCTGTAGACGTCCGTCAATAAAGTCTTTCGGCCAAGGTATATCAGTATCACGAAAGTTTTTTATTTCGCTTTCACTGAACACATGGGCTTTTCGAATATCGCAAGTATATCCTCTGCTGTCTTTCGCCCACCACAGCATCGAATTTCCTACAATCTGTCGCTTGTCTTGCACATAATATAATTTTTTGCCCATTATACACCTTCACTTTCTTTTCTAGCTAGAAGCGCGATCGTGTCTTCGTATTTGGTGGCTGGGATTTCATCAACGCTATTCGCTCCAATATAATTCAAGAGCTTTCTTGTATCTACGTTTGAGCCGGCGTCGTATAGCTTTTCAAGACGATCTTTAATCTCGGCCGCCTGTTCGTCAGATATTGGATTACAATCTGCCATTTGACCGTCGTCGTCTTGACCTTGCGCCACGATATTCAGAAGAGAGCACACATTCACACGCTTGCCGTATGAGAATGTAGAGACTGCGGCTTGCACAGGGTTCTTCATTTTGTTCGGCGCGTCATAAGGAAGGGGCATTTCAACAACTTCTTCATGCCCTCCTTTGTGCTTGAGTTTGGTTATAACGATCATTTTGTTGTTGTTTTCGGTTCTGGTGTGAACTAATGAAAACCCTTCGGCCGATAGGCGTGGTCTGATCTCTCGATCTATGTCTTCATACTTCAAATATGTTGCGGTGACGCGCCCTTCCCTATTTTTGATCTGGCCGTTCTCCGTGATGCGTGGCATGTCTGCCTGAACTCTCGCTAGGGCTTGATCGAAGTCCATTTTCGCTTGCCTGTCCATCATTTTGATCTGAATATCAAAAAGCTTTTCCATCTTCTCGACGTCAACGTTCGGATCTTGCGCCATAACCGCGATCGATTGGATCATTTGCTGTTCTGCGCTTACGATTGCCGTTCCTTGTGGGATGGTGACTTCCTGCCCTCTCTCATGCGCCGCAATATTTTCCGGCGTTTGTTTTATGCCTTCTGGGTTTTCTGGGTGAAACTTGCTCATAATTTTAGTCTTTCTCTTCGTTTAAAATTTGATTGTTACGTTTGGTATGTCGCCTGAAATTATTGCTTTCAAAACTTGGCTTGCAATAAACTCCCTTGAAATCAGGCTTGACGTGCCTTCGCTGCAGACACAAACTTCAGCCAGTGAAGCATGCGCGGAAGCAATAATATTTTTCCTATGCTCTTTATCTGCCGCACGCGCTTCATCTATTCGCTTTTGTTCTGCAATCTTTGCATTGTTTTCGTTTACTTCGTCGACCTGACGTTGTCTTTCGGCTGCAATAGCGGCGCTCTTGTCCTTCTCGGCGTTCTCTTTGGCAATGATTTTTTCTTTCTCTGCCTTATCCTCTGCCTCTCTTGTCGCTTCTCTGGCTATACGTTCGTGGTCTTCTTTGGCTTTGCGCTGTGCCTCTTCTTCTTGAAGACGCTTTAATTCAGCCTGTTCCTTGTCGTACTCTTTGCGCTTTGAAAGCATACCGTTCAGACGATTTCTTGTTGTGTCGTGCGTTGTTGTGGCACGTGCCAAGAATTCATCCCACTGCATAGCGGTGTTGTCAAAATCAACACAGAATAGTTTATTTAATGTGATGATTGCGTCATTCAACTCGTCGGCGTCTGGGTCTTTGAAGTGTTCAAAGTTCGCTGTGTCGGCCATAGCAATAATACGATTTTCTAAGTCGTCTATTCTGGCTTGGCGCTTTTCTTCAAACTCCTGGCGCGGCTTTAGAACCTGATCGCGAAGTGCATCAAGCTCTTTTTCCATGCGGGTCGTCTCTGATGTGACGGCTTTTGTTTTTGCTTGCCAGTCTGTAGTCAATGCCTGACCTAATTTCTTGAACGTTTGCTTCTGTGAGCCGATTTTTCTGGCCAAAGATCCGATTGCTTTGCGGCCTTCTTCCGTTGAGGGATCTGAAGGTTCTGCTTCGACCTGTTTGCGAACCTCTTCAATAAAGGGATCAAGTCCGTTTTCTGTTGTGAATACTTGCAAGGCGTTCTTCTGTTCGATAACGATCAGTTCATTTTTTTCTTCGGTAGTCATATTCGTAGTCCTTTGTTTGTGTTGAATTCATAGAATAAGCCCATTCCTACAAAGCTTATTCCATGAAGCCATTACAGCAACGCGTTTCATTTTAACTTCTCCTTTTTTTACTTCATTTTAGGTATACACCCTCTCTTTATAAAACAATGTTAAAACAACATTGAAACAATGTCAATCAGCAAAACAAATTTGTTCCGGTAATAATTTCCAGCAGAACCACGCCGAATAAAACCATGCGCCGCCCTCTGTTCCGTTTGGGGTGATAAATTGAGTTCTAGCCGTTGGAAGCATGATCTGTATCCCATACTTTTTATACATAGCGACGCGTTTCTGTTCTCCGATTGCGGCCGCCGGTAACAATAAAGCAAAGGGCTTTCCAAGATCAAAGCATCGCTGAAGCCATTTGTCCTTTATGTCATAGGGCGGGTTTTCGATGATGATATCGAAGTCGGGGATCTCTGCGAAAGAATCAAGGAAGTCGAAACCATTTAAAATATCTGTGCCGGTGACGTCATAGCCTTCATCACGAATATAATCGACCAGGCGTCCTTCTCCTGATGAACAACACCAGATTTTCTTTTCCTTGGTGACATGTTGGAGTATAGGCGGAAGAGCTATATGTGGATCTTTCGTCTGGAAATTGTTCGGGCGACCTGATCCCATTGGCGGCATTTTACTTTTCATTTTCTATTTCCATTATTGCCAGACCTAAAATTTCGGGTATTTGCGGGACGACTGCGTTTCCGAGTGATTTAAGTCTGTCCACCCTTCTGGGAACCCCATTAGCCACTCGACCCACATCGGGTTCAATTTCCCACCAACTACTTCCCCTAAATTCCCTTTCCCCCTGTCTGTTGTGCTGTCCTTGTGCATAAATACTCTCGGGGTCGGCCAGAGACGTTTGTGCTTGACTTGAACTGCTAGATTTGGCGCGCATTTGTCCGATCTGTCCCCCATTCTTTTTATAAAACTCTCCGGATCCTCCTCTATCATTAGAGCTTTCGGCGTGTGCCACAATCCAAACTCTGTCCCTTCTATGAGGGGCGTTGACGGCGCAAGCTGGAATAATAAATGATTGGCATCTGTAACCCTCACCCTCCAAGTCAGTAAGCACGTCGTCGAGCGCCATGCTGACGAAACCAGCAACATTTTCTCCAATAACCCAACGCGGCTTGTATTTCTTGATGAGGCCAAACATAGCTGGCCAGAGGTGGCGGTCATCATCTGCGCCTTTTCGCTGCCCGGCAACACTGAATGGCTGACAAGGGAATCCCCCGCAAATAAGGTCAACTGTTCCGTCATAATCTAAACTCCTAACATCTCTAAAAATTGGAACGTCTGGCCAGTGTTTGGCTAGTACGGACCGGGGGAAATCTTCTATCTCACAAAAAGCCACTGTTTCCATTCCAGCGCGTTCAAGCCCAAGAGAAAAGCCGCCTATACCGCTGAATAAATCGAGAACCCTCATGTGATAATTTTCACGATTAAAGACGTTAAACTAACGATTATAATTAACCAGAAGAACAATTCAGCTTTTAATAAGCGTTTTTTATAGGCTTTCAGGTCATTTTCCATCATGGCGCGGGTTTTGTACTTTTGATTTCTCATGATTTTAACTTTCTATAAAACGGATTGACGATAAGCAACATTATCTTGCTCGATACATTTAGCGTTGACCTTGCCGGCGCGCTCTTCTTCCTCATTATTAGCATCGAACTGTCTGCTTGTTGCTTTATCTATAGCAAGACAAGCGTCGGCCGCGTACATATCAACATCGTCGTCGTCAAATGTTGGGTCTAATAATGATTGCGCTAGACGTAAGCGGTCAAAGGCACTCATTTTTAAAATCTCTTCTTCAGTTATTTCCATTTTTATATTCCTTTATTACGGCGTTTGTATTCGCCGTCGCTATAGTTAATTTATATTCAAGTATCCATAATTCCAAATCAAATTCAGGCATCTTGTAATTCCTTTTTAACAACATCAAAACAACATGTCAATACTATTATAATATTATATTAATGTTGACATAGATCAATATCCCATGCAATTATTAAGATAATGTTAAAAATAACCATAAAAGGAAAAGTATTATGCCGGATGAAGAAAATAGAGTTCTTCGGAACTATGAAGTCAGGGAGTTAACGAATATTTGGTTGACTAAAAAAGCCAAGAGGGAAGGCCGTTCTGTTATTAAACAAGCCGGCGTAGAGCTTGAAAGAGCTATGGCGAGGGACGAAACGAATGACTGATCCTTTTGAATATTGGTTTCCGTGGTATCCTGCGCGCTTCAAATCGAAGACGATGCACTTGTCACCGGAACAAGACGGGATTTATCGCCGTTTAATCGATCATTATATGGAAACGAGAGCGCCTCTACCTGAAAACAATGGCGCACTCGCAAGAATAGCGGGTTGTCCTGTTGAAATCATTGAAGAAAATGCTTCCAGCATACTTGATGCATTCTTTATGCTCAAAGATGGGCTGTATTATCACAAGACTTGTAACGAAAGATTGGATGAACAAGACGCCAAATCAAGGAAAAGAACCCGTATAGCAAAAAGTGCAGCGAAAAAGAGGTGGTCGCAAGAGCCTGATAATAAACAAGAAAATGCTTCCAGCATGCCGGATGCAATGCTTCCCGATGCTACAGGAGAGGAAAGGAAAGGAAAGGATAAGACAGGATATAAGAAAGAGAAGAGGGGGGAACTACAAAAAGCCGTCGAACTTTACAACGATACAGCGGATAAAATTGGTCTCGCTGTTGTGCAAAAGCTTTCTGATACACGAAAGAAGAACTTAAACGCACGGCTGAAGGACTGCGAAGGTCTAGATGGTTGGAAACACGCACTATCTCTTTTGGAAGCATCTTCCTTCTGCAGAGGTGACAACGATCGAGGGTGGAAAGCTGACTTCGATTTTATTTTGAGGGAATCGAGCTTTATAAAATTAATGGAAGGCAAATATAATGACCACACAGGACGTAACGACACAGACAGAACCAGAGATAAATTCAGAGAATGGGCAGAGACGCCAGTGGTCGAATGATGAAAAGAAGATGATAGCAGCGATTACATTCCCTATCATGGAAATGCAAAAAGCTTATGGACAGAAATATGATCCAAAAGTCACAATGCAAGCTTGGGAATATAAACTTGCCGGAAGGTTCTCGATCGAACAAATAATCTATGCGCTTGATAAATACACAGACAAGCACGAAGACTTTCCCACGCCTAAGAACATCATAGAAATATTAAACCCAGAAGCCCCAAGAATATCAGAAGCGGAATTTGTAGCGGCGCAGAAGTGGCAAGAGCGAAATGCTTTCCCTGTGTTCTCTGATGCGAAAGATGTGATCGACAAATACAATGAGCAAGAGCATAAAAAGCGTGGTGATTTCAATATAGAATGCAAGAAGCTCAAAGAACTAGTTCGTAAGTCTTTAATCAAAGAAGATAAGAGGATAGTTCAGTGTGCGATTGATGCGGGGGTGAGCGGTGAAACATCTTTAGTCGACACAGAACAAGTCGGAGAAGAAATATTAATTACAGTCGAAAGTCCTGCCCTATTAGATATGGAAAAGGAAGAAGGTAACTAATGGAACTTTTACATCAGATCAGAAAAAGGCTTGCAGAAGAGCGCGGCGTTCATATCCGGGAAGTACCCCATAAAGATATTTTTGAAGAAGATCGAAAGATCCGTTGGGACAGGTTTATGAAAAGAATTATGAGTAAAAATAAACACAGATGAATTTATTTATGAGGAATATATTCCACAACCAAAACATGAGGAGATTACGGAATGAGCATAGATCGGGTAGTTATCGAGGATTTAAAGAGGATACAGATGCTAACCAACGGGCTTGTGTGCGGTGTTGTGTTGGAAGAGATCGAAGATCTTGCTGGTGGTATCATCAGAGATATAGAGGGTCAAGATAAGGATTGTGACAATGTAACAAAGCATTATCAATCAACACAGGATATTGTAGACCCATACAAAGCAATGATAACGGAGACTGTAGAAATGGAATGTAGCCCAACAGATAAACTAAAGGCAGCTTTAAAATTCTACACGAACCCGAAAGGAGGAATGCAGCCAGCAACATCATACGGATTAAGGATGAGGAACGATGATGGATACACAGCAGAACAAGCTCTAGCACTACTAGACACACACGTGCTTGTGCCTAAAGAGCTGACAACAGAACATTTACACCCAAACAAAATCAAAAGCACCAAGTTTTCATATGGAGAAATAGATGCGAGATAAAATATACAGAATAACCGGCTGGTTCGTGGTCGCTGGATTGTTCGTCTTCGGGTCTGCGTGTGTTTATCTCAAGATCAACCCGAATTACAATATGGTTTATTGCGGCGATGACCACAGTTATGCGGCGTCGTATGATGAATGCAACGGCGTAGATGCGGAGATCGAATGATGGATAAAAGATTGATAGAAGCTGTAGGATTGGCCGGATTTATGAGCGCGATGTTGACGCCTATTGCTGTTCCTCGTCCTCGCCATGATGTTAAGCCCCGGTCGACATTATCGGAGAACAAGAAAACCAAGCGCAGAAAGAAAAACAAAGCCGCAGGCAAAGCAAGAAGGAGAAACAAATAATGGTATTTATCCCCAAACACAACAAAGCCCCAAAGATAGCGCGTAAATCTAAATACGGGAACAAGCGCGTCGAGTACATGAAGATCATGTTTGACAGCATTGGCGAACGAGACCGCTATATCTTCCTCAAGGATCAGGAGAGGAGAGGCCTCATCCGTAACCTTCGGACGCAAGTATCGTTTGATCTCAAGGTGAACGATCAATTGATCTGTCGATACATTGCTGATTTTGTGTATGAGGTCAATCCGACCGGCGTGAATGGACAACCACTTCAATTCGGCGACGGCCACTTCACCACCATCGAAGACTTCAAAGGCGTCAGCACGGCCATCTTCAAATTAAAGGCGAAATTGATGCTCGCTTGTCACGATATCGAGGTCAAGGTTGTCAAATCACCAACCGCTATGATATGATATCCTCAGTTTTGCAAAACGAACCCGAGGATTTATATCATGCCCGACTTTTCAATCAAGGTTTTGGATACGGCAAATCCGACCGCTTCCCCTTCTGACACTGGCCTAACACAGACAATGAAAGCGGGATGGCTCAAGCGAGACATTCCGCTTCGACTAAGCATTGACATCGCCGCCGGTGACACGGTTGTCATTGAAGGCAAGTCAGACGCGGCCGAAGACTTCGAGATCTTACACAGTTTCACAGATGAAACCCCTGCAGATATCTACGTATCGCAGAAATGGCGCGCTCGTCGCACAGTTGACGGCGCGGCCGGTGACAGCCAAGTGTTCGTCGAGAACCCACACAATCAAATTATTAGTGAAGATGTGGCGGCGTAATGACCTCAAGAGCGTTAGTCAGACCATTATCTAGACCATTATCGCGGCCTTTGGTTAGAACAGCCGGCGATGATGCGCCTTTCGCCATTGAGGATGTACCAGGTCTTACAATATCACTCGATGCATCGCTGGGTGATGCTGTTATCAGTCATGTGGCAAACGCAGCCTCACAAATAGACGATACAACTGGTTTTCTTAATCATGGTGTTCAGGCAGGCGCTTCGAATAAACCCATTACAAACACAAGAACATTCAACGGCCTGAATTGCCTAGATTTTGATGGCTCTTTGTCATTCATGAGTATATTAAACGGTAATTCCTTCTTAATACCTAATGGCGATAATACGATCTTTATGGCGTTGGACTTTGACGACGCCACGGCTGAGCAGCGTTTGATCTCCGGTGGGTTTGGGTCTGGTACTAGATGGGGAATGCTTTACTCTAGGAACACTAACAGTTTTGAAGTCGTGTCATCTAACAATTTTGATCCTGTAGATGTTACAATTTCTGAGACAACAGGCAGGAAGATACTAGCCCTACGTCGTACAGGAACGCT